CTGTGCGTCCTGGCTTTCAAGATCAAACAGTCGCCGGTAGGCGTTGCGCCTGCTTCGCAGGAACCCGCGGGCGTGGTCTACAAGTGTGCGCGGTGTGATCATCGAGGATAATCAGGACCGAAATCGAGTGCGGTAACCGTCCATCGTTGGTCGGGATATTCCTTGTCGATAATGCGTACCATGTTCGCGTATCCGTCCGCGCGCATTCGACCTTCGACTCTTCCGTAAAAGAGTTTGTTGCCGACTCCGCTCGCAATGGAGGCGCAAAAAGCCCAGATCATCTTAGACTCGTCGTGCTCCTGTTCCCCTAGGAATTTACCTTCTACCATCGTGCCGTCCTCCTCTTGGTTTCGCGACGGTCTCTACCAGTTACCCTGCCCCACCCATCGCCTTCATCACACCAGCGGCTGCCGGTGCTGCTTCGAGCATCTGCTGCTGCTGCGCCTGCTGTGCTCGTTGCTCGCGGATCGCCATGACAGCCTCACCACCACGCATCCACCTGTTAGGGACAGCCGAGATGTCAGCGAGGTCAGGCATGGCCGCGTCCCAGTCGATCCAGTCCAGCGCGGACGGATCACCCGTGATCTGGATGCTCTGCGTCGTCCAGTCCACCAGCCGCATCAGGCCGGTCGCCTCCTCCGCACGCTGCGCGCGTGACAGCGGACTGTCATAGACAGCCTCGTACTCAGCCATCGACTCCAGCAAGACCTGCGGCATCTCTGGGAGCAGGCCCTGCTGAGAGAGCACGTCCAACTCCCGCTCGATCATTGGACCCAGGTACTCGGTCTGACTGCGCCCCATCGTCGGCGACAGCAACGCGCCCTTCTCACGGGAACGCTCCAGCACCTCGGTCGCGGTCATGGCCGGTGTCTCCACCAGTATCTGGAACAGAGTGATGAGGAAGGCGTCGTTGATGACCAACCTCTCCATCTCCATCATGCGATCACCCACCGCGATGTTGCCGGTCGGCAGCGTATGCACCAGAGGACGACCCTCCGCGGACACACCGCCGAAGTTAACCGACCCAGGCGTCAGGTTGAACCCGTCGATGATGCCGTCGTCGTGCGCCAGCAAGACCGGGTCAGTCGCCCGGTGGCCCTGCTTCAGCACACTCTTCTTCTGCTCGTTCAGCGTCTTCAGCGACGGCAGCGCCATCATGGCTGGAGACCGACCATAGGTCTCGCCCGGTGCCTGGACGTAACGATCAATGGCGTAAGGGAACGTGTTGTAGCCGCCCTCGCGGACGACCTTCTTGCCCGTCTCGGAGACGTAGTACGACACGTAGAGCATGCCGTTCTGGGTCACCTGCTCCTCGTCGTAGCCGTCCTCCTCCTCACGAGGCTTCACGCAATGCAGGAACGAGAACGGCTTGTCCCGATCCTTCTCGTTCTCCATCGCCTTCTGAATGTCTTCGGGTAGCATCTCCTCCCCGAACCGCTGCGCCGCCTGCCGCGCCGTCAACTCGAACCGCCGGATGGCCGTGTCGATGATGCCCTGGTGGTTCTCCATGAAGAAGACCTCTGCCAGGTGGACGGCCTTGTAGCGCAGGCCCTGCCCGTAACGCCGGTCGAGCGGGTCAATGAACATGACGCCCGTGCCGAAGGCACCAAGGCTCATGCCCACCTCGTAGTTCTGGCCAGCGAAGTTAGCCTTCGGCTGGTAGCGGTAGCGGAAGAGGATCTCATTCACCTCCTCGAACCACAGCTTGGCGTTCCGGTTGCGCCGCATGTTCGGATCAAGGGCTTGCAGCCGGTGCCACTTGGTGTTGCGCGGCGTCAGCATGCTCTCACGCACCGCCGCGAACTTCGGCAAGGCCAAGGCACCCGTCGCGTCCACCATCTCGTCGGTGCGCTTATCACCCTTCGAGCGGCTCATCGTGCCTCTGTTCGTGAACGAGTCCACATAGGCCGGCAGGATGATCCGGGCAATATCTTCCCAATGGGACACCCAGTTGGCCCGCTTGCTCTCAGCGTCTTCGAACCGCTTGATGATCGACTCGGCCAAGCCGTCCTGCGTCGTGCCTTTGTACTCGTTCATAACCTATCCGCCTAACATCTGTGATGCGCGCTTGCGCTTACCGCTTGGCGTTGACCCAAGGCCATCGCCCCCATCTGAGTCGCTGAAGCCACCGCGGTAGGGCGACGCTGGTTCACCTAGAGACTTGGGCTGTGCGTTGTCGCCCGCTGGCTCAGCCAACGACTGAGAGGCGGTGCGCTTGGATTCACGCTTGGATTCGTACTTTGTACGGGCGGCATCCTCCCAGGTTTTGAAACCCGCATCGGTGGGATTCTTGGTGTTTTGGTTGTAGATAATCCTACGCAAACCACTACCTACGCGTCCTCGGGCGTTGTCGCCGAAACCCATCTACTCAGCCCCCCAGGAGCTTGGACGCTGACCCGCTCCCGTTGCCCTCGGCGAAGAAGATAGTGCTCGGACGACCGCCGCCAGCGGCAAAGCGGCGCCGTCGCTCCTCAGAGGCCTCGGCGTCAATCTTTTCGTAGTCCGGACCTTCTGGTACGGGTGGTAGCTTCGGAGAAGAGAACATGCCCATAGTTCGGACCTCGCTAGTTGTGTGACTGCTCCTGCATATCACCCGAAGAGTGGATAGTCCACCCCCTTGGCCTTGACGTTCCTCCGCGAGTACAAACTCGCTCTCGCGTCGCGCCTTGCCACGTTGGTCGCGAACGTCAGCACGAACGCATCGCCATTATCAGGACTGGGTAGTCCGCGGCTGCGCATGTCCACCTTTGACTCCAGGCGCTTGGCGTCGGAGTTGCGGGTGGCGAAGTTGATCTCAGGCGTCGTCAGATCACGGAACAGTTCATGGCTATCGTCAATGCAACCGCCCTCCAGCCACTCGCGGGCCTGGGCATACATCTCCGTGCGTTTGTCCGCCCACAGGTTGGAGTTGCTCGCCTTAGAACCGAACCATATCTCGTTGACCTTGTAGCCCATCTCGCGCAGACGGTCGATCACGCCCGTGCCGTTGCCCGCATCAATGTTCACAGCGTCCGGTCCATACAACTGAATCAGGCGCGCTACCTCGTTGGCGACGAACATGTTGTCCTTGCCGGTCAGCTTGGTCGGCGGCATCGAACGAGCGTCGCGGCCATGCCGCCACCGGATGACCGTTGAGTCCTTGCCCTGCCGCGCGATGTCCACACCCATCACCAAAGGCGCATGCATGTCAGGCTGCACCTCTCGCGCCTGCGCCTCCCTGACCAAGGTGTTGCTCATGAACTGGTTCTCGCCCTGGTTGGGGAACAGCCCCAGCACCTCAACCCGCGCCTCATCTGAGTCGATGCCGTGCTGGCTGATGATGTCCGCGTAGATCTTCGGGTCAGTCCCCTCCACCGTCCGCGCATCAATCACCCTACGCCGCCAGAGAGAGGGTGTGTCGGCCTCGGCGTTGGGCGCATCCGAGAACGTGTCAAAGAACGCTCCGCTATTCCGACGTGGGTTGCTGTAGACGTTCCAGTACCTGTTGAGCACCGGCTCTGTAAAGAACCCCTCGGCCACCGTCCAGATCGGCTTGGGTATGCCGCTAGCCTCATCAAAGATCAACTGGACGCCCAGTGGGTTGTGAACACCCGCGAACGCATCCGGGTTCTCCTCTGACCACAACTGCCCTTGCGCGTAATAGTAGCCCGTGTCGATCTGCAACTGATCCTTCAACAACTCCTCGAACCACTTGTCAGGAAAGACACTGAGGACAGTGCTGTCGAACCAGTGGCCGTTGATCGCCAGCGTCTGCCACTTCTTCACCTCGGCGAACGTCCGCGTCTTCAACTGGCCCTCTGTGTTGGCCGCGATGATGGTGGTGCTGCCAAGCCGGGTGCTCATCATCCAGTGCGTCAGCCACGACACCAGTGCCGACTTCCCAATGCCACGGCCCGACGCTGTCGCCTCCCGCCACATGGAGGGCATGTCTTTTGCGGCCATGGCAGCGCGCTGAAGTTTGACGTGCTCACCGATCTCGTGCAGGCACTCACGCTGCCACGCGCGAGGGCCACTGAAGTGCTCTAGCGGCGACCCTGCCTTCCCCCAAGGGTACGCGAACATCACGAACCCCAGCAGATCATCCGCCAGGGCCGGGTCGAGTATCTCAGTGAAGAGGGCCTGCTCGTCCTGCGGGTTGTACTTGGATTCACGCGCTACCATCAGGCCTTCTCCTCGCGCGTGTCCCACAACGCCTTCAACTCAGCCCGCGTCAGACGGCGCTTGGGTGCGGGCTTGGTCTTGGGCTTTGGAGCGT